TACCTCCTCAAAACTTTGAATCTAATGAAGATTCGTTAGACGGATTTGATTTAGCGGAATTTGAGCCTAGATAATAGAGATTAATATATTTATATTTTGTGTAACTTTGTAAAAATTTAATATAATGGAATTAAAAGTAAGAGCCATGACTGAGGTTGAAAATAAGTCAAAACAAGAAATAGAAAACGAACTATTAAAAAAACACGAAGAAGAGCAACAACAAGACCAAGAGGAACCCCCTACTATTGATGTTAAAAACATTGATGTAGATCCTGAGCCGAAAACAACAGTCTCTGCAGAGAAAAAATCTTTAGAGGAAAAAGAAGATAAACCCTCGACAGGGGAACCACCCGAAGAGGCGGATGCTGTAGAAAAAAAAGAAGAAGAAATTGAAAAGGTTGCGAAAAGACCTTATGATGAATTGAAGGAGGAAGACGTTCTTTCATATATTGAAAAAAGATATGGTAAGCAAATTAATTCTCTAGAAGAATTAACCGCAGAAAGAGAGGCAGCTGAAGAGCTTCCTCCTGATGTTGCTGCTTACTTTAAGTATAAAAAAGAAACCGGCCGATCAATGAGTGATTATATTAAATTACAAAAAGATTACTCAGGTTTGGACGGTGATTCTTTGTTAAGAGAGTATTATTCTATTACCGAAGAAGGGTTAGATTCTGAAGACATAAATCTTTTAATGGAAGATTTTAGTTTTGATGAAGAAATTGACGAACCTTTGGCAATTAAAAAAACTAAACTAGCAAAGAAAAAAGAGATTGCTAAAGCAAAAAAATTTTTTAACCAACAGCAGGAGTTATACAAACAGCCTCTTGAGTCAAGGGAAAGTTCTGCCACTGCTAATGAAGAATTAATAGCTTATAGGCAATATGTAGAGGAGGCTAAAGCTCAACAAGATGTAAACACCCAAAAAAGCCAATGGTTTTCTAAAAAGAGTACCGAGGTGTTCAGTCCCGAATTTAAAGGTTTTAAATTCAAAATTGATGACGGAACAACAATGGTGTATACTCCCGGAAGTGCTTCTGAATTAAAAAAAGCTCAAGAATCGCCTTACAATTTTGTAAGTAAATATTTAGATTCTAATGGGTTTTTAAAAGATGCAGAAGGCTACCATAAATCTTTAGCCATAGCGATGAATCCTGATAAATTTGCTCGTCATTTTTATGAGCAAGGTAAAGCAGAAGCGACAGAAGATGTGATGCGTAAAACCAAAAATATAAATATGACTGAGCGCCGCGCACCTGAAGCAGTTTCTAAAGGAGGATTCCAAGTAAAATCAGTGTCTCAACCTTCGAGTCGAGGACTGAAAATTAAGAGTATTAAAAAAAGTTAAATTAATATAAAAATTAAAAATCATGGCAGGACAGGTAAAATCAATACCTACTTATGCGTTGACGCCGAGTTCAGAAAGAACGCCGTCAACAGAAAATTATATAACTAGCTTTGACTTTTTAAATCAGTATCTTCCTGATACTTATGAAAAAGAGTTTGAGCGTTATGGAAACAGAACGATCTCTTCATTCCTACGTCTAGTAGGAGCAGAGATGCCTACCAACTCTGACCTTATCAAATGGGCAGAACAAGGTAGATTACATACTAAATACACAGAGGTTGGATCAGCCGCATTAGTTAACGCTGATAATGCTACGTTTCAAGTTAATGATGTTTTAGATCCAACAACTTCAGAGCAGGTTGTAAGAATAGGACAAACAGTTGTTGTTGTTCAAAACGACGGCTCAGGCCTAAACAAAGGCGTGGTGACAGCTGTAAATAATGCCGCTGGCGCTAGAGGTCAATTTACTTGTGCTTTTTATGAAGCTGGTGGGCTGGTAACAGCAGGAACAGGAGTTGGAAATGCAGACGTTACAGTATTTATTTACGGATCAGAATTTCAAAAAGGTACCGCAGGAATGGTGGGCTCTCTTGAGGCTAATGACTTTATCTTTGAAAACAAGCCGATTATCATTAAAGATACTTATATAGTATCTGGTTCAGATATGGCTCAAATTGGATGGGTAGAAGTTACTACAGAAGATGGAGCAACAGGATACCTTTGGTATTTAAAATCTGAGCACGAAACAAGGCTTAGATTTGATGATTATTTAGAAACAGCAATGATTGAAGCTGTACCAGCAGAAGTTGGGTCAGGGGCTACGGCGGCTATAGGTCTTAACACTGGTGCTGGCGCACAAGGGGCAGGATCTGACGGAATCTTCTATGCTGTAGAAAATAGAGGAAATATTTGGGACGGTGGAAATCCAACAACTCTCGCTGATTTTGATTCTATTATTAGTAGACTAGATAAGCAAGGATCAATAGAAGAAAACGTATTGTTTGTTGACAGACAATTCGGTTTTGATATTGACGATATGCTAGCGGCACAAAACTCTCATGGAGCAGGAGGCACATCTTATGGTCTATTTGATAACGATGAAGAAATGGCTTTAAATCTAGGATTTTCTGGATTTAGAAGAGGATATGATTTCTATAAAACGGATTGGAAATATCTTAACGATCCTACAATGAGAGGTGGTCTTCCAACAGGAGCAGGCTCAGGGCGTGTAAACGGCCTACTTGTACCAGCTGGATCTACTAGTGTTTATGACCAAATTCTTGGGAAAAACGCTAAGAGACCATTTTTACATGTACGTTATAGAGCTTCTGAAACAGAAGACAGAAGGTACAAAACTTGGATTACTGGGTCAGCTGGTGGCGCTGCTACTAACGACATAGATAATATGCAAGTTAATTTCTTGTCTGAGAGAGCTGTTTGTACTTTAGGTGCGAACAACTTCTTCTTATTCCAAGAATAGTAGTTACTATAAGGGGGTATAATAACCCCCTTATTTTTATTATAAATTTTAAATTAAATCTAATGAAAAAGAAACAACATACTTTTATTGCTAAAACCTACAAACTAACTAGAGAGACGGCTCCTTTATCTTTAATATTAGCCTCTCGCCACACTTCACGATTTCCTTTATTGTGGTTTGACGAAAAGACAGGTGTTAATCGCCCTCTTCGTTATGCTAGAAATCAAAAAAGTCCTTTTCAAGACGAACAAGACGACACCGCTATTATAGAGCCTATTGTGTTTGAAAACGGGTTTTTGCGCGTTCCTAAAAACAATCAAGTCTTACAAAGATTTTTATCTTTACATCCAGGAAATGGCAAGTTATTTGTAGAAATAAATAAAGCTAAGGAGGCTCAAGAAATAGTGGAGGATCTAAATGCAGAAGTAGACGCTTTAATTGAAGCTCGTCAATTAACCACGGAACAAGTAGAAAATGTCGCTAGAGTTTTATTCCATAGCGATATAAGCCGAGTGTCAACATCAGAGCTGAGAAGAGATATTTTGATTTTTGCAAAAAAACAACCTAAAGATTTTTTATTACTACTTAAAGATCCGGCACTAAAGCTTAATGCTACCATTCAAATGTTTTTTGATAAAAATTTATTAACTCTAAGAAATAATAAAAAAGAAATATGGTTTAACACAGCGTCTAATAAAAAGAAATTAATGAACGTCCCTTATGAAGAAGAGCCTTTGTATATGGCTGCGTCATTTTTTCAAAGCGATGATGGGTTAGAAACGTATAAACACCTAAAAGAACTCGCTAAAAACACCTAAGTATTTTATCGTATCTTTGTGGTGAGAATATTCTCATATAACCTATAAATTTTTTGAAAGATGGTTAAATTTCTTTTTGTATCAAACGCGCCAAACACAGGCCAATTAATTAGTGTTAATGGAATTAAAAACATTGGAACAGCTTCTGCGACAGCAACTACTGTTACTATCGACTATGTTGATGGAACTACAACTACAGTAACTACTGCAGCTCAAGTTGGATCAGATGTTTATACCGAGATTAAAAATGGAGTTAAAAACGCTTTAACTACTTCTTGGACAAACCCTTATTACGAAATAGAGCTTCCAAAAGCTGTTACAAGTATTGTTAACGCGTAATTAAATTAACAACAGTTTAAACTAAGAGGGTAAAAAAATTACCCTCTTTTTTTTTCGTTATCTTTGTGTAAAATCATATATAATGATAAACTCCGTACGTAATACTGTATTAGCTGTTATCAACAAGAATAACTATGGGTATATTTCTCCTAGTGATTTCAACTTGTTTGCCAAACAAGCGCAATTAGATTTGTTTGATAAATATTTTTCTAATTATAACCAACAAGTAAATGAAGAAAACGCTCGTTTATCAGGAACAGGATATGCAGATGTAAAAAAAGGATATGAAGAAGTAATAGATACTTTTTCTGTTACAGCCCAACTTGCTCAAAGCGCGGC